ACTGTAGAAATTTCTTAAGGATAGCAGAAAAGTGTAAAAATAGTTGTGTTGTGGTGTTGACAACTTGAGGTGTGCCTTGCTACAGTACGCTTCATTGGTACCCACGAATACTCAGCGAAGCTGGAATTGTGCGGGGTGTTCTGAAGATAACTTAAGGAGATTTTATGTATTCAAGTAGTGGAGTTCCTGTTGGGTGGTTTGTTGACTCAGACTTTGATATTGACCTACAGGTTGGTGAAGAAAGTGTGTGGTTAACCCAAGAAGACCTAGAAGAAATGCTCAAAGCAATCCGAGAAGCTAAGGAGACAAGATAATATGCCAAAGAATCCCAAGAAACCCTACATTGCAAACCATTATATTATGACAGAATTCGACTATTTCCTAGATGACATTGCCAACAAACGCTCTATGGAATTCTCAGAAGAAGCCAAGAAGAATGGTCGTGCCGAGATTAAGCATTTCAGAAGTGTGTACGAATACAATTCATGGCGTGAGTTCAATGACCTTGCGACAGAACCTTTGGAACAACTTGTGGGAACGATCTAAAGATACCCTTGAGACTTCCTGAGAGAGCCTACACGAGCTTTTCTAGGGATAACAGGTAGGGTAGCCTAGGTAGACATTTAAACAGTATTAGAGACGAGCATAGGAGGAGTTATGATTAAGTACAAAGGTAAATGCAAGTGTTCTTGTGGGAAACGTGCGACTTTCAAAGCTCAAAGAGGTCATCAGAACTTTTTTGCTTGCACTGATCACAAGGATAGGTTAGAAGGTAAGCACGAACCCTTGCGGGATTCCGGCAGAATGACAGAGGCAGATTACCAAACATGGTGGAATGTGTGATAGCACAGGAGGAACTATGATAGACCCAACAAACAACACACCCTTCGGAGACACCCTAGCGGCTCTAGGGCAGATCAATTGCACATTTGTCGTGTATGCTGACGGGAACGAGATGTACCGCTCAGAAGTCTTCACAGAAGCTCTCAGGGAGTTTCGTAGGTGGGTGATGCAGTTGAATGCTGCTTTGCCTAATATGGGTGATAAAGTTAGATTAGAGGTTTTACTGTAATTTACAAGAGGAAAATCTAATGGAATTGTTGATGAATACCGAGCTATTGTGCCTGCTAACAATCCTGTTCATCCTTCTGACAATCTCTGCGTCAGGAGTTCTTGGGATGCTCTGGGGATGTTGTGCGATTGGAACAACAGGAATCATTTGGTATCACGAGATCAACCGTGATGTTGACGATGAAGATTTCTAAGAATTTCCTTGGATTACTGTAGACAAACTGAGGAAATTCCACTAAACTATGTAGGTATGGAGAGATGGCTGAGGTAATTATGGCAACACTTAGAGAAATAACAGAATTAGAGCAATTGAAAAGGCGTTATGATGAACTCGCAAAAGAAGCCGATGAACTAGAAGCAGATTTGCGTTTCATAGAACGCGAACTAGATGATCTGGAAGAACAAATCGAAGAACTGGAGAATCAACAGTGAGTCCAGAAAGCGTAATTGTAACCACCACACAAGACAAGTATTTCCTTGATTGTATCGAGCAACTCTGTGTTGATGATGCAAACAAATGGGTTCAATGGTTCGATACAGAGAGTGGTAAGATAGTTGATCGAGAGATTGCTGGAGAGATTCTTTCGGTTGTTGTTGTGTAATTTTAGATAGTAGAGGGGTGATTATAGAGTGATTGATGATACGAAAGGTAAGCAACCACGGCCTGTTTTGTCCGTCAGTTTCACCGATCTGGAAGCTCTAGGGTTTCAGATTTTTACTCAAGTGTTTGAGAAAGAAAAGCCTGATAAGACCATTCAGCAAGCAGTGAAGATCGTTAAAGTCGAGAAGGATGGCAAAGTATTTCCTCGGCACATGATGATGGAATTTCTCAGGGTGTTTGGGCTCGAAACCGAAGAACGTGTGTGGGTGAGACCCAAGAAACTTCACAGGTGCTTGAGTCAGAAAGAACCTACAGTGAATTTTGCGTATCAGGCGTATGAAAGGCTGGACAAAACTTGGCTCCAGTCGGGTCGAGCAAGTACAGCAGCAATTTTGTTCTCTTCGAACATGAAGGATATGTCGGAGGTTGCTGAGAACATGAGGAACGGAGGTGATTCTTGAGTAGTTATACAGAAGCAGATCTACGTGACGCAATCTTGTTGGTTGCAGAGGGGCATTCACAGAGACAAGCAGCAGAGTTGACAGGTATTCCTCGCAGTACGCTTGGCGACAAACTGAGAGAGATGACTAACAAACCGTCCTCAGAGGGTGGCCCCAAGATTCTATTTATAGACGTAGAAACAGCCCCTCTGCTCGGGAACGTGTGGCAACTCTTTAAGCAGAACGTTGGCCTCAATCAAATTGAGCGCGATTGGTATCTTCTTAGTTATGCTGCCAAGTGGGCTGACCAAGACACTGTGTTTTACAACGACAAACGTGACTCTTGGGATACAGAAGACGACAGTGAACTTCTGAAAGAAATTTGGAGTCTGCTCGACGAAGCTGATATTGTTATAGGTCATAATATGCGCAAGTTTGACCATAAGAAAATCAATGCGAGATTCCTGCATAACGATATGAAACCACCGCGTCCGTATCGGATTGTAGACACACTGGAGATCGCAAAACGCGCATTTGGATTTACCAGCAACCGCCTTGCATATTTGACCGATAAATTGTGTAAGACTTATAAAAAATCAGAACATGGTAAATATCCCGGTTTTGAACTATGGAAAGAGTGTCTGATGGGAAACCAAGACGCGTTTTCTGAAATGGCCGATTACAACACCTTCGATGTCCTTAGCTTACAGGAGTTGTACGAGAAACTACGCCCGTGGGATAATAAGCACCCCAATGTTAATCTGTATTATTCAGATGTTTCTGTGCGATGTAATTGTGGATCAGAAAATCTTGAACACTCAGGCTACTGGTATACAAACCTTAGCAAGTTTGATCAATTTACTTGCCAAGACTGCGGTGCTCATGTGCGTGGTCGTGTGAATTTGCTGTCGAAAGACAAGCGTGAGTCTTTGAATGCTAATATTGCTAACTAGGAGAAATAATGGACAACTTTGAAAACCCACTGTCTGAGACTTTGGATATATTTTATTCTTGGGGTGTTCCCCGAGGCAACCAGACAAAGAAAGCGCAAAAGAATTCAATCAAGTTTATCCGCGAAGAGTTACGCGAGCTTCAGGAAGCTGTTGATACTCAAGATCGTGTAGCTATGCTAGACGCTTGTGCGGACATCCTCGTTATTACACTGGATTTCGCTTACCGCAACGAACTTCCGATTGAAGAAGGGTTGATGATGGTGAATATGAGTAACAGCACCAAGACTCTCATCGGGGATGAATTGGACAACTGTCAAGATTCATTAGATGCCCTTGCAGAGAAAGGATACGAAGGCTTGCATGTAGTTCGTGCAGATTACACAGGATTCGAAGATGCAGTTCCTACAGGCTCTATTGTCGATAAAGATGGTAAGGTGAGGAAACCGTTGAAATTTGTAGAGCCTCACTTGGAAATGTTATTTGAACAGTCTGGAGAAGAACTATTTTAATTTAGAAGGGGTCTGCGTTATAATGTCAAAGCACAACGTTCGCCCACACAAAGGCGTGGTTTATAATAACTCGGATTATTTACGAATCGTTGGGATGTCACTGGATGAACCTATACATACAAGCATAGTCTATAAATGTACATGCAGTATTTGCGGAAAAATAAAGCATACAAAAGGGGCTAACCTGTCGAGGAACTCCGTGCAATCTTGTGGTTGTGCAAAAAGTCTAAAACCAAAGCGGCAAGACTACACCGGATGTGAGATTAAAGGGACTCTTGTGCTTGGGTATATAAAATCCGGGATTTGGAGATTCCACCACAAGATTTGTGGACACACCTCAGAAGATTTTATTTATGTTGCCAAAAAAGCAAAAGGAGAGCCGGGGTATTGCCCAGCGTGTCGGTCTTGGATGAGTTGGTCGAACAGGAATAAATCCCACGGTAAGTGCTCAACCAGAACCTACAAGATCTGGGCTCAGATGAGACAGAGAACCAGTCCGGGTAGGCAGTTAATAGGCAGTTGTTATGAGCAGGGGTCTGTTGCGTGTTTTGAAGAGTGGTCAACTTTTGAGGCCTTTCATAGAGATATGGGCGATTGTCCTCCCGGAATGACACTAGATCGGATAAATAACAAAGAGGGGTATAAAGCAAGCAATTGCAGGTGGGCATCTAGAAAAACACAGAGACTAAACACTATATCTGCTTGGAAGTTGAGAATATACGGTAGGTGGATGTCTTTACCTGACGCGTGCGATCTGTTTGGTAAAAAATACTCCAGTGTGTGTTTAAATATTAGAAACAACGAAAATGCTGTTAGAGATATATTCGGGCCATCTCTAACAGATTACCGAAAACCTTATGAGGATTATTCAGATATATGTCATTTGCTGATTACAGATTGAGTAAAATTTACACAGTTTCAAGTCTGCTGTGCATCCTAAGTGCAATAATGTTGATTATTATAGGTGGCAGTGTTGCATTCACCTTGGCGTGTATGTTATTCTTAAGCTCTGGCTACTTACACGCGAGAGCGATAATGGAATCTGACCTAGAGGCTTTTGAGCAAGCGTTGGTGAACGGAGAAATTGAAGAAAATGCTGGCGAAATGCCTGAGAATGTTGTAGACTTAGAATCACTGTCTGAGAGTGATCGTGAGGTTATCCAGAGAGTGTTTGGGTTTGAATTTGAAACAGATGAAGAGGAGACTAAAAATGACTGAGAACGCAATTAACGTAAAAGAACTGAAGAAATATGCACAGGAATTTGCCGACGCACAATTGGAGAAGGAAGCACAGGCAGACCTCCAGAAGAGT